CGTTGATGAATTCGACAAAATCATGATCGAGAACCGCCTTGTTTTCTCCCCGTTTCTGGCAGCTATTCTTTGAAAAATGAGTTGCTATATCAGGCTGTTTACGGGAACATGTCACATGCGGAAGGAGGACTTTAATATGAAGGCAATTACAAAGATCGAACCTTCAGAGGTACGCGAAATCAGTGGGAAGCGCCGTGTGGCGGCGTACTGCAGGGTCTCCACAGACATGGAAGACCAGCTTGTAAGCCTGGACACCCAGAAGAGCCATTATGAGGAGTACATCAGTGCCAATCCCGACTGGAAATTCGCCGGCCTCTACTATGACGAGGGCATCACCGGTACGAAGAAGGAACTCCGGCCGGCGCTGATGCAGATGATCAGGGACTGCGAGGACGGGAAGATTGATTACATCGTTACCAAATCGCTCAGCCGGTTCGCAAGAAATACCGCCGACTGCCTGGAACTTGTAAGAAAGCTTCTCGCCATGGACATCCCGGTTTACTTTGAGAAAGAGAACCTGGACACAGGCTCGATGGAATCGGAACTGCTGCTTTCAATCATGAGCAGTCTTGCCGAGAGCGAGTCCGTGTCCATTTCCGAAAACGAAAAATGGAGCATCAGGGACCGCTTTGAAAACGGTACATTCAAGTTGGGTTATGTCCCCTACGGTTACCACACGAGTGACGGAATCATTTCCATTGTGGAAGAGGAGGCAAAATGGGTGCGATATCTCTTCGAGGGGACGCTTTCCGGCAAGAGCAGCCACCAGCTTGCGAGGGAACTCAATGAAAAGCAGATACCCACACGCAGGCATGGGCATTGGACGGCATCTACCGTCCGGGGAATCCTGAGAAATGAAAAATACACCGGAGACTGTCTTTTCCAGAAGACCTTTACGGACTTCCAGTTCAAACGTCACAACAACAAAGGCGAGATGGACCAGTTCTTCATGGAAGGACATCACGAACCCATTGTAAGCAGGGATGACTTTGAAGCGGTGGCGAAGATGATCGAACGGCACGCGAAAGAAAAGAACATCGTAAAGGCAGACCCTAAATACCAGAACCGCTATCCTTTTTCAGGCAAGATCACCTGCGGGGAATGCGGCTCATCTTTCAAACGGAGAATGAACAACACCGGAAATATTAAGTACGCCTCCTGGGTCTGCCAGGAACACATTACTGACATCACGCACTGCGGGATGAAGGCAGTGAGGGAGGATGCGCTTGAGCGGACATTCACTATGATGATGAACAAGCTGATCTATGGCAGGAAACCTGTCCTAAATGACCTGCTGGAAAATCTCAAAGGTGAAAGCCACGATGACGCGTTAAGGGAGATGAAAGCCATCGACCGCCAGCTTGAACGAAATACTGAGCGGAAACAGACACTCAGGGACATCATGGCGAAAGGTTACCTTGAGCCGGCGGTCTTTGCAAAAGAGAACAGTGGAATCGGAGCGGAGAACGAGGCGCTTGCCGCCAAAAAAGAACAACTCATAAAATCAATGAACGGGAGTGCCCGGCATATCGCAGAGATTGTTGAACTCCTGCATTACACATGCAAGGCACAGATGACGGATGGATTCGACGGGCAATTGGTTGAGCGCTTCCTTGAACGAATTACAGTACATTCGGACGAAGAACTCACCTTCCATCTGAAATGCGGACTGAACCTCCGGGAAAGGATTTTGAAATGAGACAGGGACACATGCCATACGGCTATAAGGTTATCAACGGTACCGCCGTCATCGACGAGGAACAGGCGGCCCAGGTCAGGGGCGTCTTCCGTGACTTCCTGGATGGCGTTTCCTATGCGAAGTGCGCATTGAACAACGGATTCACATTGTACCACGCGTCGGTCAAACGGATGCTGCGGAACAGGTACTATCTTGGGGACGACTTCTATCCCCCTCTGATCAGCAGGGAAACATTTGATGCGGCGGAGGCGGAGTACCGCAGACGGATAGACACGCTTGGAAGAAATTACAAAAGGACGGAAAAGGCAAAAATGGATGTGCCGGCGGCTTTCCACACGAAGCCGGACATCAAGAGAATCAGGGATCCGTACAAGCAGGCCGAGTACGCATACAGCCTTATAGAAAGCGAGGAATAAAAATGTCGACAATTACAATGATACCCGCCCGTCAAAGGGTGGGCAGCCGGACGCCGGGCGAAGAAGCACCGAAAATCCGGGTGGCGGCTTATTGCCGTGTTTCCACAGATACAGACGAGCAGGCTACCAGTTATGAAACCCAGGTCGGACATTATACGGAGTACATCAAGAAGAACCCCGCGTGGGAGTTCGCAGGGATCTATGCCGATGACGGGATCTCGGGGACGAACACCAAAAAACGCGAGGATTTCAACCGCATGATCGATGACTGCATGAACGGAAAAATCGACATGGTCGTCACCAAATCAATCAGCCGTTTCGCAAGGAATACGCTGGACTGCCTCAAGTACATCCGTAAGCTGAAGGATAAGAACATCGCTGTCTACTTCGAGAAGGAGTCAATCAATACGCTGGATGCCAAAGGCGAGGTTATGCTGACGATTATGGCATCCCTTGCCCAGCAGGAAAGCCAGAGCCTCTCGCAGAACGTCAGGCTCGGACTCCAGTACCGCTACCAGCAGGGCAAAGTGCAGGTCTGCACGAACAGATTCCTTGGCTATGACAAAGATAAGGACGGCAACCTGGTCATAAACCCAGAGGAAGCGGAGGTCGTGAAACGCATCTACCGTGAGTACCTGGAAGGCAGCAGCTACTACCAGATCGGCCACGGCCTTGAAGAGGACGGCATCAGGACGGCTGCCGGCAGCAGCTACTGGCTTGCCACGACGCTCCGCAAGATTCTCATGAACGAGAAATATATGGGTGACGCACTCCTGCAGAAGACGGTCACCACAGACTTCCTCACGAAGAAACGGGTGCAGAACAACGGCATCGCTCCGCAGTACTACGTTGAGGACAGCCATCCGGCGATTATTCCGAAGGAGATTTTTATGCGGGTGCAGGAAGAGATAGTCCGCAGGGCACACCTTGAAACATCGACTGGCAGACGCAGGATCTACAGCGGAAAGTACGCATTGTCGAGCATTGTCTACTGCGCACATTGCGGCGATTTCTATCAGCGAACCCATTGGGATATCCGGGGGACGAAAAAAATCGTCTGGCGGTGCGTGAGCCGTCTGCACAAGAAGGACAATGATATTAACTGTCCGGCAAGGACTATCACGGAAGACCTTCTCCAGGAGGTGGTGGTCAGGGCAATCAACCAGGCCCTTACCGAGAAGGACACCTTCCTCCCCGCTTTAAAGGAGAGCGTGGAGAGGGCGCTCAGCAACAGGAACAGTGCGCGGATTGCAGAGATTGACGCTGAACTTGAAAAACAGCAGAAGGAGCTTCTCCGCAACGCTAACGCCAAGAAGGGGTTCGATTCCATAGCCGATAAAATTGAGACTCTCCGGGACGAGAAACACCGCCTTCGCCTCGAAGATGCCAACAATGACGGAGCAAAGAGCCGGATAGCCGAGTTGGAAATGTTCCTGGACGGGCTCTCAGGACAGATTGAAGAATATGACGAGGACTATGCTCGCAGACTGATCGAGCGGATCACAGTCGATGATGACCATTTCACGGTGAAATTCAAGTCCGGCCTTGAAACAGTGGTCGAGGCATGAAGGCGAAGCGCGCACGGGGCATCCGGGAGAAATTCTGGGTGTCCCATTTTTGCGTTTTCAAGGGAGTAGATGGAAGTCGTCTATATTGACAAAATGCGTCCAAACGCATACAATATATTTCGTAAGCTTGTTTCTCATATTGAAAGAAAGGTTTTTGAGATGACCGGGTATATGACGATAAAAGAAGCCGCCAAAAAGTGGGGCGTTTCAGTGCGATGGGTACAAACCTTATGCTCACAGGACAAAATTGATGGCGCTTTGAAATTCGGAACGCAGTGGGCTATCCCGGAAGACACCGAGAAACCCAGGGACGGCAGAGTCAAGAGCGGCCGTTATAAGAACTGGCGAAATAAAGCAGCCGATAACGAAGAATAATGTTAGGAGATACAGAAAATGAGTACGCTGAAGGATGACGGTATTACTATCTATGAAGCAATGATGAATATACGGGATGGCAAATACGTCATGCCTGCGTTCCAGAGACAGTTCGTATGGAGCATGGAGCAGATAGAAAAGCTGTGGGATTCTATTCTCTTGGATTACCCAATCGCGACGTTCTTGTTCTGGCATGTGGATGACAACAACATTACTTGGGACACCTATTTCTGCAATTTCCTTACAGAGATCACCTTCGATAATCGCAAGCAGGCTGACAGCGTCAATTATGAACTGACCGATATCGACGTCAGTGTTACGGATACCGCTATCCTTGATGGCCAGCAGCGTCTGACATCTCTTTTCCTTTCCCTTTTCGGAGATTCTTACATCCGTCAGAAATATGCCCGTAAGGTCGGTGTCGGAGGTACCGTCACTAAGCTGCTCATTGAACTTAACAAGAATAAGCTGGATGTCGATGAAGAAGAGTATAACAGCAAGAAGTTCGATATCAAATTCAGCGAGAGGATAGGAAGACTCAGTCCTACGCAATTTGAATTGCGGAACATACTGCAGGAGAAATTCCAGAACGAGGAAACCAGGGGCAAGGCAATAGAGGATGCCATTGCCAATGTACCTACGGACAGCAAGGAATACGCCCGTAATATTCTCGGCAAGCTCTATCAAAAAATTTTTGAAGAGAAATTGATCCGATATACCGAAATTTATGATATGAACCAGGATGATGCCCTTGAAATGTTCGTGCGTTTCAACAGCGGCGGTAAGCCGTTAAAAAAGGCAGAGATCACAATGTCTATCCTGGAGGCTTACTGGCCAAGTGCGAAGACGGAGTTCGGTAAGATTCTCGTAGATTCCTACAGCGGATTTGGAACGGACTTTATTATCAGATCTGCTCTAATGCTTTATGGCGATGTCGTAAAGTCCACGATAAGCCGGACAATTGCAGAGGAATTGAAGAACAACTGGTCTGCATTCAAGAAGGCACTGAAGAATTTGGAAAAGGTATTAAAAGGCTTTCGAATCGAAGTCAGCCGTTTTTCGAGCAGCTGGAACGTCCTTCTCCCGGTAATGTATTACATTTACTACAACCCGGATAACTTCGAGAACAACACAGAGGCAATCAGAGCGTATCTAATGAGAGCCATACTGTTTACATATTTCCAGTCTGGCACGACCAGCAAGCTGCAGCAGATGAAGAGCAATATCAACAGCTATGATTATGAAATTACTATTGATATGCTTGACCAGATAACCGACCTCCGTGTGACCGATGGCAAGATCGAGGATATCCTGAATGCCGAGAAAGGCAACCGTGTTGCCGGGGACGCATTGTACTATCTCTGCCTGGACTGGACAAACAAGAATTTCAAGTACGAACAGGATCATCTCCATCCCTATGACAGGTTCGACGGCAACAAGCCTGTATCCGTATCAATGGAGGATTGGCGGAGATGGCGCGGCAACAGGAACAGGCTGCCGAATCTTCAGCTTCTCGAAGGCAGGAGCAACGGCAGTAAGAACAGCATGCGTCTGACCGACTATTACAACGATATGAATGAGGAGCAGCGGGCGGAGTTCTGCAAGCAGGCCATGATCCCGGACGGGGTATCTCTTGAGATTGAGCATTTCGAGGAGTTTTATAACAAGCGGAAAGATATTCTGGCCAAGAAAATCAAAGCACTGTTGGGATAAGGGAGATTTGCTTATATGAGCAGTGGGAATCGTAATAAGAAGAAAAAG